ATAAATGATAGGTATATATAAATTTACAAACAAATTAAACAACAAAGTTTATATTGGAAAAAGTGTAAATGTGGAAGTGAGAATAAAAAGACATTTACGGGAATTTAAAAAAGAAAATAACCAATGTTATTTTTATCGTGCAATAAAGAAATATGGTATTGAAAATTTTAAATATGAAATAATTTGCGAATGTAAAAAAGAAAATTTGAATGAAATGGAAAAACACTACATACGCCTTTATAATTCAAACAATTTAAAATATGGGTATAATATGACTGAAGGTGGTGATGGTGCTCTTGGAAGACATTGCACAGAAGAAAACAGAAAGAAACTTTCTGAAAGAATGAAAGAAAACAACCCAATGAAAAACGGAATGAGTGACGAACAAAAGAAAAAAATATCACAATCATTAAAAGGGAGGAAAATGTCAAAAGATTTTTGTGAAAAAACATCTAAAAGAATGAAAGAAAACAATCCAATGAAAAATAAAGAAACTGCAAAAAAAGTATCTGAAAAACAAAAAGGAAAAATAATGAGCAAAGAAGCAAGGGAAAAGATAAGTGCGGCTAATAGTGGTAAAGTTCTTTCTGAAGAAACAAAAAGAAAAATTAGTGAAAGTTGTAAAAACAGAAAAAGAAATAATAAGGGACAATACATAAAAGAATGAAAATATTAATTGATTTATTTTTTTTAACCATCATTGTATGTTATGTAATTGATTGTAGTGGTTTTGTTCAATCAATTAAGAGACAATTTCTTAGAAAAATAATGCATCTTTCTAATCCGAATCCTTCAGTTCTGAATTGGAAGCCGTTTGACTGTAGTCAATGCCTGACATTTTATGTTTGTCTAATTTATATTATTGTAACCAATCATTTTATGTTGATGTATGTTTTCGCTGCTGTTATTTTTTCACTATTGTCATCCAACATATCGGGCTTATTGCTGTGCATAAAGGATTACTTGGCTGCATTTGAAATGTGGCTACAAAAACAAATTGAAGAATAAAAATATTAAATATAAATTAAAATTATGATTTTCAACGAAGAACAATGGAAAATAATTAAAAAGGCTTCACCTCACTATGAAACAGCAAAAAGGGATTTCATCAGGAATGTTCCGCAATTTCTCACCAACGAAATAGTTAAAGTATATGAGGAAGCAACAGGAAAAGTTGTCCCAAATAAAGATTCGCATTGCTCAGTATGCGTACTCAGAATATATCAACTAATAGGAAAGGCATATTTTGCGGATTTGAAGGAAAGAAATAAAAAACAAAATGAAATAGAAAATGAAAAAGGAAACAACAATAAGGAAAATGGAACGCCCGACAATGGAAACAAAAAGAAGAAAAAAGGAAGTTCTTCAAAAGTACAGGGCAGGGTGGTCAAGAAAAAAAATAGCTGATTGGCTTGAGGAACAATATAATATAGGAGCAACACAAGCGTATAAAATTATACACGATGCTATATTGGACCTATGTGAATCAACAAAAGATGTTGACTACGAAGAAGTAAGAAAAACACAATTAGAAAGGGCTGAAGAATTGCTTGAAATTGCAAGAGAAAGAAATGACATTAAATCAGCAATAAAAGCCCAAGATATGATAAATAGATTAAACGGTCTTTATGTAGAAAGACAAGAAATTAAGGCAGAAATAGAAACTTGGACATTTGAATATGGCGAATAAAAGAATAATAGGACCTAAATTGTTTCCCTGGCAGAAAGATATAGTTGATGCTATAAAAAATGCAGGACCACACGCACAGAAGATTTTTGTGGCAAAAAGCAAAAGACAATGCGGAAAATCATTTATGTGTGAAATGGAACTATTGCGTCATTCGATAACTTATTCAAATTCAACAAGTATTTGTGTATCATTAACTTTTTCAAGCTGCGGAAAACTATTCAAGGAATTATGTGATTTCATAAAAGATGCTCCTTTTGTTGAAACTATCAACAGTAGCAGTATGGAGATTAATTTCAAAAACAAATCTTCAATTTTATTTAAGTCAGCTGCTTCAGGTGATAATTTGAGGGGTTTAACCGTAAAAGGTTCAGGAATTTTAATTTTGGATGAATGTGCCTATTTGAAAGATGATTTGTACGGAGTTGTGCTACCATATGTCAATATGTATAAATGTAATGTATTGATGGTCAGTACTCCAAGAACAAAAACAGGTATATTTTATGAATATTTCAATGAAGGTATAAAAAATCCTGATGGCCCTATACAATCATTTGACTTATCCAAATATGACACATCAGAAGTATTGCCAGAAGATAAAATTGAACTATATAGAAAAATACTACCTAAATGGCAATTTGTAAGTGAAATACTTGGAGAATTTGTAGATGAAGTTGGTGGAGTATTTGACTTGAGCAAGAATGTTTTCAAAACAACAGAATTAAATAATAATGACATTTTCATAGGCATAGACTGGGCAACAGGAACCGATAATGACTATACAGTTGTTTCTGCATTTGATTCTTCAGCCATACAGGTTGGTCTTGACTATCAAAACAATTTAAATCCTACAGAGCAAATTCAATGGATAAGTAACATAATTAGAAACAAATATAAAGATTATAAAGTACAAAAAATAATTTGTGAGACAAATTCAATAGGAAATGTATATACTCCGTTACTTAAAGAAGCAATTGGACTTAATTATAATTTTGATGACTTTACAACATCAAATCCGTCAAAGAGGGAAATCATAGATTATATGATTAAGAGAATTAATGAGGAAACCATTAAGTTTTTGACTGACAATGAACAATATGTAGAACTTGGTGGTTATCAAATTGAAATTACAAAGAGCGGTCAAATTACATATAATGGTATGTATGGAGTTCACGATGATATAGTTATGGCTAATGCGTTTGCTTTAAGCGGAATACATAAATTGGAATCAAATAATAATTATAGATTAAGTTTCGGGAATAAGAAAGAAAAAAAATCAAAATACAAATATGCTAAATACCATTAAAAAGAGTTGGAGAGACATCAGTATCAATGAATATTACCAATTAAAGGAAATCAGTGATGACAATTCAATGGAAGAGTATGAAAAGGAAGTAGCAATTATTGCCTTTTTATACAATATGACAGAGGATGAAGTTTGGAATCTCAACATAAATGATTTCAATAAATTACAGGTTGAAAAGACTTGGATTTATGATTTTGATTTTGACAAAAAAAAGAATTTCAAGAAAATTGAAATCAAAGGAAACAAGTATGATGTGAACATTGACATTCAGAAGATGAATGTAGCACAATACATTGATTTCCAAACATATTGGTCACAGAGGGACAATATGAAAAACATAATCGGTAATTTGCTTTCAATTTTCATTATTCCAAAGGGAAAGAAATACAATGAGGGATACGACATTAACGAGGTCATTGCAGACATCAAGGACAATATAGACATAATGACAGCCCAAGAGATACTGTTTTTTTTTCTAAGCTCATATCTGATTTCAATTCAAATTATTCTGAACTATTTGAAATGGAAGATAAAGAGGATGAAGAGGAAGGAGAAGAACAAGGAAGAAATGGAAAAGTTGGAAAAGGAAGTGAAGAGATTAGAGAAAATTATTTCGGATGGCTCTCTCTTGTAGACCAAGTGTCCGAAACTGAAAGGATAAGTTGGAACGAGGCATTCAGCCTTAACATATTTGAATTTTTCAACATACTTTCATACTCAAGGTGGAAGGCAAATAAGCAAAAAGAACAAATTGAAAAATGGAAGAGAACACATTAAAATTCAGAAACCTTCAAAAAGCATTGGACAAATTCATTGAAGATTTTGTTGCTGAATACAAGAGCCTTTTGATTAGAGACAATAAAAAAGCATCAGGAAACCTTATAAAATCAATCAAGGGGTTAGATATAACTTTTGAAAGTAACAAGGCTGTAGGATACATTTCATTGGCTGACTATTGGAAATATGTTGAATATGGAAGGAAGCCTGGTGGTAAATTCCCGCCATTCAATAAAATCCTTAATTGGATAAGGATAAAGCCTGTTTTACCAAGACCTGTAAATGGAATTAAGCCGACAGAAAAACAATTGGCATTCTTGATTTCAAGGAAGATTGCAAGGGATGGAATAGAGGCAGGAAAACAATATGATGAAGCATTGAAACTTGTGTGGGCAAGAGACAAACAAATGATTTCAGACGCAATAACATTGGATTTAAACGAGGCAATTTCATTGATTTCAATATGATAAAAATGAAAATCACAAATTATATATTTAATAAAAATTAGAATTATGATTGAAGAGATTAAGACAAAGACTTGGAAAAGGCTTGATTTGAATTTAAATAATTATGGATATGCAGAAAATGCTTTTTTCACTATTCTTGACCACGAATATGTTGGCTCAGGAGCACCCGATGACGATGAATCAATATTATATTCGGGTTTTTCACCTGACGGTAATTTGTTTGCTATAAACGAAATACTTTCCCAAAAGGTAGTATTATACAATTTGCTTCAGCCTTCTTGGACAGGTTGGACGGAAAATGAATCAATATTTTATATTTATTGGACAACCAACGATTGGGATGAATGGACAGGCAATGAATGGAATGACTATCAATGTATCGGAATAAATATGGAGTATGATTGGACTTATGACAACAATAGTGAATATAAGCCCATTTTAAGTGATTTTACAACTGATGTTATAGATTACAGACAATTTTTGATTTGGACATCAAGGAAAATAGAAGAAGGAATAGATTCAAGGGCAGAAATTTTAGTGGACGGAACACAACTGTTTTCAACGCTTATAGACGAAGGCAAAATTAGTCAGACTTATAACATATATTTGCCTAATGATATTCCTTATGATGGAACTGACAAAGAAATAACTCTTGTATTAAGAGGTGCTGAAGGTGGTGATGAGATAAGGAAGCAAATGACTATGACCTCAACTTGCTATAGATATGTTTTGTACTATTTGAATAAATTAGGAGGATGGAATTGGATTTTTATTAATGGCAAAGAGTTGCAGACAGACAAAATGTCAAGACTTACATACAAAAGGAACTATTATCCTCAATATACAGTTGATATGAATAGCGTTAATTACTCAAATACAATATATGAGAATTGGGAGTTCACTACAGGATGGCTTGAGCAATCACAATCAAAATTTATAATTGATTTGCTCGAATCAAACAAAGTGTATTTGCAGGATTTGTCAGCCAACAACAATGAGCAAAAGCCCGTATTGGTAAAGAACTCATCTGTAGACTATAAGACTTACAAGAACCAAGGTAGAAAACTTTATTCATATACAATCAATGTTGAGGCATCACAGCCAAGATATATTTTAGACAGTTTTAAATCACCAGAATTAGTATAAAAAAATTAAAATTATGATTGAATTAAGATTAGAAGGCATAAAAGTAGATGTCAAGGATGACTTGCTTATTTCATTCACATATCAGTCAATTGACCCTGACAAACTTTCTACAATCAAAAACTCTTTTTCAAAGACAATTGATATTAGTGGAACATCAAGGAACAACAAAATATTTGGCGATTTGTTCAGGATAGACAGATATGTGCCTTCAAGGACAGTAAACCAAACCATAACAGACATTGACACCACAGATATAGAATATACAGTGAAAAAGAACATAGGATACCAATTTGACCCGCATAAGAAGACTGAATTTTCAATTCTTTCAAACGGTTCTTTGGTTGTATCGGGATATTGTGTTTTAAATGAAATAGTCATAAACGGAAAAAATGAGATAACATACAAAGTCACATTATATGGTGGAATAGGAAATTTCTTTTATAATTTGACTTACAATGAAATAGATGAAAATTCTGATGATAAGGAAAATAATAAAAACCTTGCAGATTTGTATTGGAATTGGAGGGGAAAATATGCTATAAATGACAATTCAGAACCTTTTACTAAAGCAGAGGAAGACGAAAACACAATAATGAAGGCATCAACTTCTGTTATAGCTGAATCTTACAGCAAACTCAAGCCAATTGAAGAAATTTTTGAGGGCGACAGGGAAACCTATGAAGAAAGGGAAAACTATTGGAATAAGGAATACGACAGACCATATCCTATAACAGACATTGATAAGGATGTTGTGTTTGTTCCTTGCTACACAGGAAACTATGATGATTTTGATTCAAACAAGATGATAGTTTCGACATTCAATCAGACATATGACACACTGAATACATATAGCGATGAAAAAATTGTCACACTAAGAAATTCTTTCCCAAAAACAAAAACAATTGTCGAATCTGACGGAGAAAGCATAACTACAACAACATACAATGTATTGGACAAATATTTGGAAAACGGTCCATACAGCTATGGAATTGCCACTTTTTCAAGAGATTTGGACCCTTGGGAAGCAGGTGATATAAGGGTAAATGAAATGCCCGTGGCAATAAGGCTTTCTAAACTTTTGAGAACTGTTTCTATGCCTTGGAACAATGGCGGATATGATGTTGAATGGGATGAAGATATTACCAACTCTCCATATTGGAACTATTCTTGGGTTATGCTTGGAAAGATAAAAAAGGAAACAGAAGGTTTTTCTCCAAATGAAATAAGTATTGACGGACATCAGAGCTTTATAAGTTACAGATATAAAGTGCTTTATGATTATCAGCCTGTAACTCATCTTATAGGTGCTTATGATATGATAAACACTTCAATTAGCCAATATCAGACATTTAGCGGAAATGTTGAAAAAGGTGATTATAACATACTTCTTAGATATATGCCAAAATATGACCTTCAATTCAACGGTGATGAAGATGACCTTGACACTCCTGGATATTATATTACAGGCGGATACAAGACATCAGAAGACATAACATATATGCAGTTTGATGTAATATACAACGAAATAAGAGTTGAAAACGCTCCTGATTTTTGGACAAGAAGAGATTTTCATTTTGACATCTATTTCTATACTGAGTTTCCAAACACTTTTGGATTTGGATTTGGAGGGCCTGTAGATGAAATGCTTAAACAGATAAGATGTGAATTGATTTCAAAAATACAAGGTCTTGACAATTCTAATTTTCCTGAATCAGATATTCCGTTAAGGATGAGAGTGCATAACATAAGCGGAGAACACGGTGAAAGAGGTCCGATAGATTTTCAGGGTGACACTACAAACTATAATGGAATTGAGATAACTTGCCCGACAGAGACAGTTAGTATGAAATTAAGCCTTAATGAAACTAAAAATGTAGAAATTGACACATTGCAATTTTCAATGTTTTTGGTTTATTCTCCTAATGCTGAATATCCTATGTCAGTTGGTATGATAATCACTGAAGACAGAGTTGACCCTATGGAAGGAAATTATTACACCAACACTTCTTCATATTCTCCTAATGTCATAACAAACACTGATTTGCCATATTATCCTTATGGTAATTTTGTAATTCTTGAAAACCGTTCAACAGGTGGTATAAGAATACACACTTTTATGTCTACAAGTACAATAGGAGCCATAGCCCAAAACCATCATTTTGATTTGAATGGCGATACAAGTTCAATCTATATGATAAACACTGATGTCGGTTCAAATTTGATGGAATTTGACAAATCAAGATTGTTCGCTGAATCAAAATCACCTGCCAAGTATATTATAGATTTTTGTAAGATGATGAATTACAGGTTTATATGTGATGAATACAGAAAGAAAATTTATGTAAAGACACTAAAGAACTATTATAAGTACATAGGCGAGAATGATATTAGTGATTTGATTGATTACTCAAGAGACATAAGCATAAAGAACATAACTACAACAAACAGGCTTATTGAATTTGGACTTGACAATCTTCAAACATATCCTATTGAATTATCCGAAAGGGTATCAAAGGAAAAGTTCAGTACAAAGAAATACAACACAAAGGTAGAGTGGAACCAACAGACTTCTAAACTTTTGAACGATTCAATTTACAAGAATGTTCTTGAATGGCAGATGTCAAGTCTGTTTTTCAACCTATATCCTCAATTGCCAAGACCATACAACACTCCTACAATAAGTTGGACCTTATTCAACACTGAAAATGGAAACCTTGAAAAAAGGGAGTTTATAGAGACAGGCGTACAATATAACGGAACAAGCCTTATCAAGCAAAGTGACCAAATGCCTAAGATAGGATTTTTCGGAAAAGACAACAAATATGTGCAAGCGGACACAAACCTTATTTTCTTGAACGGATTTGTAAAGAACTATGACTATTCATATACAAAACAGACATATGGTGAAAAGAGTCTATTGGAACCTGACACAATTGTACAAAATAAAGCTATAGTATATACAACAGGACAAGAGACTAACAGTACATTGCAAGATGTTTATGTATATGATAATATATATGTTTCAAATTCAAGTTATTACATAACAGTAGTAGGACAATCGGGATATTCAAACAGATGGGTGAACTATTACGATATAGTAGGCGGAAATGAAGTGTTTTTGTCAAGCGAATTTCCTCAGACATCAGGATATAATCAGGAAATGTTGAATATTCCTAACTTGACAAAGAGAATAAAAATAAATGTAAAAAAAGGAACCGAAAACTCGTTTAAATTAGAAATTGCAACGGCAATAAACAACTATGCAATATCACCAAGAAACCAATTAAGTGAAGACACAATCGAACAATATTTACTTAATGGAAATAGATGTTATACTTATGATTTCAAGTATAATGATAATTTTAATTCTTGGGGTTCTTGGTCATCAGACCAAAAGGGATGTGCTTGCCCTTGGGTTCTTCCATTCTTCACAAGAGAACTTTACAATGAGTATGAAAGATATGAAGATGGGTATGAATACAACACTGTAAGGCTTACTCCTATCAGGAAATATCCAAATACAAAGTTTGACAGAAATAATGTTCTTTTAAACAATCCTAATTATTCTCAGTTTGAATTTGTTTTGCCTGACCCTGAACAAGGATGGGAAATAGATACAGTGTTGTTCAATGCTACTTATCCTGACACAGAATCGGGTGTTGTACTTTGGCTTCAAAACAGTGGGACAGCAACAGTTGACTACCAAGGTGAATACAGTCCTTCAGGACAGCACACTTTTGTAGATGGAACTGTTAACATATTCGGAGGCTTAGTTAAAATCATAAGGATGAACACATATGTGGCCCAAGGTGGTGATGAGACATATTATATTGATGTCAAATTCAGAAAGCCAATATACCATTATCAATGGAGAGATTCGGGTAAAAGATTTGCCTCTTGGAATTTGGTCAAACAAGATATAATAACAGAATATGATGTGTCACAGCCTACTTTCATTACAAGACCTGACTTGGTATTCACAAAGTTTGCAAATGAAACACAATTGGAAACAATTAACGCTAATGAATACAAGATTTTGACTTGGCCTGATTTTCCTGACTACATATTCGATACCAATTGGAAGGACTATATGGACGACTTGTATGACAGAAACACAAGGGACATCACTTTATATTTAGATTTGACAGGTTTAGGAATGCCAAATGACATATTGAGAAAGATATACAAGTGGAAAGGCTTTTTGTGGATTATAACCAAAATTGAAAACAAGAAATTGGACAGTGTTGGAAAGGATAAATTCACAAAATGCACATTACACAAAATCAATAATTTGGATACTTGGACAAATAATTAAAATTAAAAAATCAAGAAATGGCTGAACAAAATGAAATAAAGAAAGTAATATCAGTTGATTTAGGCAATACAACAACTTCTTTAAAGGAATATAAAAAGCATATTGATGAATTGCGTGGCTCATTGCTTCAACTTGATGAAAGTTCTGAAGAATATGCAAAGATTGCGGCTGAAATAAAGGCGGAGCAGGACAAACTCAATGAGGTTATGAAGGTCGGTAAAAAAGACACTGATGCCGCTGACGGTTCTTATAACAAGTTGGTCCAAACTATGGCTGAATTGAAGAAACAATGGAGGGCCACAGGTGATGAGGCTGAAAGGACAGAATTGGGCAAGCAAATTTTAGATATAAACAACCAATTAAAGGAACTTGATGCTTCAACAGGAAATTTCCAAAGGAATGTAGGTAACTATGAAAATTCATTCAAGGGAGCAATGTTATCCCTTAAAGACGGTTTGAGCCAAAATGTTCCTGCAATAGGAAAAGTGAACACTGCTTTCAAACTTTTATCCGCAAATCCAATAATTGCAATCGTAGGAGCATTAGTTACTACTTTTGGTCTTTTGATGAAGTCAATAAAAGGTTCTGAAGAACAGACTATGGCATTAAACAAGGCTATGTCTGTTTTTCAGCCTGTTTTAAACGGAATTTCAAATGCCATAACAAGTATTTCAAATGGCGTTGTATGGTTGGCTCAAAAGGCTTCTGAAGTTGCCGTGTCGTTGATGGGAAAACTAAAAATGGTGTTTTCTTCATTGGGCTTTGATGAATGGGCACAAGGTATTCAAAACGCATTGGATAAGATGGCAGAGACATCGGTTCTTAAAGGCAAGGAAATAGAACTACAAAAGCAGTCAAGGGAAAATCTTAAAAGAGAGGCTGAATTGAATAAGGAAATTTCCGAGTTAAGGGCTAAAATGTCTGATAAAGATAATTATACATACAAGGAAAGACTTGAATTTCTTAGCCAATGGGAAAAAAAGGAAAAAGAGCTTGCCGAAATGAAGAGAAAACAGGCTCAGGATGAATATGACCTTATTGTAAAAAACAATTTGCTTACTGCTTCAAGTTCAAAAGATTTGGATGCTGAGGCACAAGCCTATGTTAAACTCCAAAATGCAACAAAGGAATACAATGAAGCGTTGAGGCAAATCAACCAAACAAAGAAGTCAATAATAAATGAAAATAAGTCTGCAACAAAAGCGGCTGAAAATGAGGCAAAGGCTGAAGAAAAAGCCGCTGAAGCAGCACAAAAGGCACTTGATATAATTAACCAAAAGGCACTTAAATCAACAGATACTCTTGAAGGTGAGCTTGAGGCACTTAGACTTAACTTTGAAAAGGAAAAGAAAATATTGGAAGATGCTGGCCAAGACATAACAGTTCTTGTTGAGGCATATGAAAAAGACCAAGCAGACATTCGTGAAAAATATAGGAAAAAGGACCTTGAAGAATTAAAGAAAAACATTGAATTAAAAGAACACGAAATTGAGCAATCTGCAAAACAAAAGATATTTGAAATTGATGTTGAATATGTTGACATTGATGATGCCGACACATTCAAGATTTTGGAAAGGGAACAGGAAATTGCAGATGCAAAATTCGCCATTGAGCAAGAACTTATAAACAATAAGATTGCATTACAAGAGGAATATGTTTCAAAGTTGAACGAAAGCGATGAAAATTATGCAAAAGAGGTCCAAAAACTTAATGATTTGAGGCAAGAGGCACTTAACAATGAAAAGAAATACAACAACGAATCATTAAAGCACACAAAAAAAATAGAGGATGAAAAACAAAAAGTTCGTCAGGCCGCTATTATGGCAGGGTTGTCAAGTATATCTTCAATGTTGAACTCTATTGCCGAAATGGAAGAGGAAGGTAGCCAAAAACAAAAAGATTTGCAGGTTGCAGCCGCTGTAATCAATACATTGGCAGGTTCTGTTGGGGCATTCTTGCAAGGTATGTCAAGTTATCCTCCTCCTTATGGTGCTATCATAGGTGGCGTTGCAGCAGCAGCAGCTACAGCAGCAGGTGTTGCACAGATAGCAAAGATAAAATCAACAAACAAAAACTCAAGTGTCTCATCATCAATTGCAGCTCCAAGTATGCCTGAACTAAGTATGACACAAGTTAGTCCGTTGTTGGATGAACAGGCAGACATCAACAGGATTGAAATGTCTAATGTTGAGGGTGAATCAAGGCAAGAGCAAGAGCCATTGAGAGTTTATGTACTTGAATCTGATATTACAGATGCCCAAAATAGGGTGAATGTCGTAGAGGACAACGCAACATTCTAAAAATTAAACAAAAACATAAGTTTTTATATTTCAATTTAAATGTTGAATTGCAAGTTTTATGGACAACTTGCAACAAATAAAAATTAAAATTAAGATTATGAATAACATTCCTGTATTTGAAGCATATATAGATGACATTAACTGTGGGATTTACAGAATTTCATTGGTTGATTTGCCAGCTGTTGAATCAGATTTTGTCTATTTCAACAATCAAGACAAAGTTATGAAATTCAGTATTGAAAATGAGGAACAGCATATGGTTACAGGCGTTATAATGAGGGCCAATTTCAACATTTACAGATATGACAAAAACTATGGCGAATTTTATATAAGATATTCACCTGAAACAATAAAGTTGATGGCTGAAAAAATGATGTGTGACAACACATTCAACAACATTAACATTATGCACGAAGATGGTACTGATGTAGATGGCATTAACTTGGTTGAATTGTTCATAAAAGACACTGAAAAAGGAATTGACCCGATTGGATTTGACGACATTGAAAACGGTAGTCTGTTTGCCACATACAAAGTAAACAACAGTATTATATGGGATGAAATAAAAAATGGAACATTCAAGGGTTTTTCTCTTGAGGGCATTTTCGATTTATCACAAGCACAATTCAAGAAACAAAATAATAATAACAATTCATTTTTAAATACTATGACAAAATTATTTAATAGATTTTTAAAATCATTTGTAAAGTGTGGTTCTGTTGAAACTGACAAAGGCACTCTTTATTGGGTTGGTGAAGCCGATTTGCAAATTGGTGACGAACTTTTCTACAATACTGAAAACGAGGAAGCTGTAAAGGTTGAAGACGGAGAATATACACTTGATGACGGAACTGTAATTGTCGTAAAAGAAGGTTTGGTTTCTGAAATCCGTGAAAAGGACGGTGAACAAGAAGGTGAACTTGATATGGAAAAAGACAAAGAGGATGTCGAATGCGAGGAAGAAATTATCGTTGAAGACCCTGAAGAAATTGTTGATGAACCAAAAGATGAAGGATATGATGACCTTAAAAGAGACATTGATGACTTGAGAAAAGAACACGATGAACTTAAAGGCATTGTAGAATCACTTAAAGACACTCTCAACGCAATTCTTGAAAAGCCTGCCGCTGAACCAATTGTTGAAGAATTTAATAAATCAGCCGCAAAAGGTCAAAACGGCATTCCTGAATTTGGCTCAAAAGCAAAGAGATTCAAATAAATTAAACAAAAATCTAAGTTTTTATATTTCAACTAAAAACAAGCAATAAATAATAAAAAATAAAATAAATTAAGATTATGGCACTTTCATACAATGTAAATGCATTACCTGATTATGTTGACCAAAACAGACCTGACCTTATTTCAAAGGCTGTTATCGGTGCAAAATCAGCTGACTTATTTAGCCTTATTTCAGGCGTTAAAGGTCCTACCGCTTTGAATGAAATCTCAAGCGAAATCGAATTTGGCGATGGTTCAACTTGCGGATGGAATGAAGCAGGCTCAACATCATTGTCACAAGCTGTTCTTACTCCAAGAGCACTTAAAATCAATATGAGCATTTGTGACAAAGTTTTACTTGACAAATGGGCAAACTATCTTGTTAAGGTTCAAGCTAACAAACTTGACAGCGACCTTCCATTTGAACAATATTTCTTGGATGATGTTATCAAAAATGTCAAGGCTAAAATCGAAACTATGATTTATACTGGCGATTCAACAGACACAAGCGTAGTTGAATTTGATGGACTTTTGAATATTTTAGCTAATGGTTCACCTATCACTACTACTACTACAGGAACTGCTTATCAATTTGTTAAAGATATTGCTATGGCTATGCCTGCATCAATTCTTGACAAAGAAGATTTGGTTATCTTAGTTGGTATGGATGTTTACAGGGACTATATCCAAGATTTAGTTGCTTCTAATTTCTATCACTATGACCCAAAGAATGGTGAAAATGAATATATGCTTCCAGGCACTAACATCAGAGTTATCGGTGTTAATGGTTTGAACGGAACTAAAAAGGGCATAGGTGCTTCATTAAGCAATTTATTCTACGGAATTAATATGCAAGACGGTGATGAAGTATTTGACTTGTGGTATTCAAAAGACAACCGTGAGTTCAGACTTGCAATCGAGTTTGTTGCTGGCGTACAAGTTGCTTTTGACGATGAAGTTGTTCTTGGTACAAAAAACTAATCAATGGTGGGGATTTTAATAATGACTTCAGCAATGATTTCAACATTTTCGGTTAATCCCCACCGAAATTTAAAAATAAAACAAAGTTAAAAATAATTTAAATATATGAGCTGCACACAGATATTAACAGGTATTCAAGTGGATTGCGAACCTTCAATGGGTGGTTTGAAAGTTGTTTATATTGCCAATTCAAGCGATGTAGAAGAGTTCTCAGTGAATGAAGGACAAATCACAAACATCACTATGGCAACAGGCAAAACATTCAAGACCTACGAATTTAGGAGAAATACAGCAAGTATGACATCCACATTAAGTGTTGACCCTGCAAACGGGACTTCTGTTGCAACAGATGTAGCTTTGTCTTTCCTTAAACAAGATACACAAAAGCGTTTGGAAATCAGCGCATTGTCTATCGGTGAATTGGTTTTGATTGTCCAAGATGCAAATGGTAGATATTGGTTCCTTGGTAAAGATATGCCTGTAATGGCAAGCGCAGGCGGTGCTGAATCAGGTACTGCATACACTGATGGTAACAGATACACTATCACGCTTCAAGACAATTCAAAGGATTATCCATACGAAGTGAAGACTACACCTGCCTCAGAAGGCGACACAGATTTTGTAGACATTGATTCAATCGTAACTCGTAACTGATAGTTTATTGACAAAACATTAAATATATCAAAAGTTTGAGTATTAACCGTGGCCAAAAACCACGGTTTTTTTTGTTTATAGACCAATAAACAAATAGCATTTTTTTTATATTTCATATAAATTGTACTAAAATTAAAAGCAAAATGATTATAGTTTCAGACAAAAACATACAAAACTCTATATATTTTCCAAAAAACATATACAATGAAAGTTCTGACATTTATAAGTTGGTTTTGGAAAACAGAGGTACTAATGAAAAATATGAATTTGATGTTGAAGACACTTTAGAAGCAACATACGGATTTTACACTTTCAACACTGATTTTTCAAATTTGCCAAACGGAGAATATGAATACACAATTTCAGGTAATGGCGAAAAAACCATACCTGATACAGACTATGAGATAACATATGGGAAATTTTTTGACACATTCACTGAAAGGATTTTACCAACCAATTATCTTGACATCTACAGATATGTGTTAGAAGAAGACTACAATGAATATGACTTCTTTGTAACTGCAAAAGTAAATCGTGTTGACGGTGTTCCTTTTTTAGCAAACTATTTTGATGAAGCAAACAATTTTATAGGCAAAGAATATAGATTGCCTGGAACTTTTGAATCGGTTCAAATAACAATACCTGAAGGAACAAAGGAAATCATATTCTCACACCCAATACCTTTAACAATACTTGATACTTTCAAGGTTTTGATGAAAAGGAAAAAAGGTCCTACATTATATTCAAAGGGACTTATAAGAATAAACGAGTTGAAAGAAAACAATGTAAAATATAACGATAATAGAACATATATAGCATATGACAAACAATAAAATAAAGACTGATGTTAAATTCTTGGCTGTTGACCAATTTGTTACAAGCAATATTGTTCTGCCTACTGAGATATTTATGAAAGACAGGGATTTTGTCGGATGGGGTGATGTCAATAATTATCCTGATTATATTGAGGACCTTTATCAGAATGTTTCAACACTTCAATCAATCATAAATGGAACAAAGGATTTTGTTTGCGGTAATGGTGTAAAATGCGATGCAATTAATTTCAAGGACCAAATAAACAGAAACGGTGAAACAATTGATGATTTGTTGGAATGGATTGCATTGGACCTTATAAAATTCAACGGCTTTGCACTTAATATTGTAAAAAACAAATTGGGTACTCCCGCTGAAATTTATTATCTTGATTTCAAGCGTGTTAGGTCTAACAAGGAAGGTACAAAATTCTATTACTCAACAGATTGGGGTAAATCATATGGAAGAGTAAAATATACTGCATACGATTCTTTCTTTAACAAAGATGCAGGTGCAAACACCATATTTTATATGAAAAACGACAAAAACAGGGTTTATCCAACACCTATGTATGCCGCTGCCGTTACTGCCTGCGAAATTGAAAAGAAAATGAACGAGTATCATTTGAATAACATTTCAAACTCATTCAGTTCCAACTATATAATCAATTTCAACAACGGAAGACCAAGTGATGAAATTCAGGAAGAGATTGAAATGGAAGTGTATGACAAATTCTGTGGCGTTGAGAACAGTGGCAGACCTATGTTGAGTTTCAACCAAAACAAAGACAGTGAGACTACTGTAACAAAGATTGATGCTGATTCATTTATTGACAAATATAACACATTGGCTGAAAGGTCACAACAGGAAATATTCACATCATTCAGGGCAACACCTAACTTGTTTGGAATACCGACAAAAACAACAGGATTTTCTGAGCAAGAATATAACGAGGCTTATAAACTCTATAACAAGACAGTTGTAAAGCCAATCCAAAAGAAAATCGTCAAGGCATTTGATAAGATTTTCAATATGAAAAACTCAATAACAATTGTACCATTTGAAATGGATGCACTTGAAGAAAAAACTGATGAATGATTATGAAAAATGTTTTACTTACAAGCCCTGATTTTGTCAGGTTAAATTCAAACATATCTGATAATGTTAATTCAAAGGTACTTGCCACTGGAATCAGAGAAGTTCAAGAAGACGAACTTCAAGAAATACTTGGACAGCTTTTATTTGAAAAACTTCAGGACCTTGTTGAAAGCGGAGAAATTGAAAATCCTGAAAATGTGCAATATAAAAATGCATTGGATAAGGCCCAAATGTTTATAACATACAGGGTTATAGCAGAGATAATTGTTATGCTTAACATTAAAATTGACAATGCGGGCCTAATTCAAACAAGGGATGAAAATATGGAATATATGGGCCTTGATGATACGATGACAATGAAAAGCTACTATGACACAAAGGCTTCTCATTATGCTTATTTGCTCCAAAATTACTTGATGGAACACCTTTCTGAAATTCCTGAACTAACTGAATGCCAAGCGTGGAAAATTAGAAGCACTTTATATTCAGCCTCTTCTCCAAGCGTATTCTTGGGCGGAGCAAGAGGAAAAGGATGGTTCAGGTTTTTCCC